ATAAATTATATTATTATAATTTATAATGAGTAAAATAATAAATTATATTATTTTTATATGTTTGATATTTATATCATCTATAATATATTGTTTTTCAAATTTTTATAACAAAATGCCAGGTATTGGTAATAATTTTGCGAAAATACTATTAATATCACTATTATTTGCTATAATAGAATACTGTATAAAGGTTCCTGCGATGTTTTACTTTGGAAAAAATATAAATAGCATATTTACTTACACTATTATTTTGGTAACAATTTTTATTTGTTTATCAATTTATAGTAAATTTATTTTACATGAAGAAATACATTTAATAACATATTTGACACTAGTTTTGATAATAATTATATTAATAATTCATAATGTTGTGATATATAAAATTAAACAAAATAAACCATAATTTAAATATCTATGCTAACAGTATTTTTGTCAGATTTAGGTCTTCTACGACTGCGTTTAGGAATATTTCCATCATTTTGAATGCTTTTTAAGTCATCAATACTGATTGTGCTATTATTGTTAATATCCTCAATTATAATATCTCTGGTTTGTTGCTTTGGAGAAACAGTTGAAATATCAATAGTTTTGGTTTTAAGTCCTGATAAAATATCGGAAATATCACTAGGTCCTTTCATATCAGGTCTTCTCATACTTTTTTGTGATGGTTGAGGAGGTTCAAAACCAGGGATGCTAATATTATTTTCTCTAATACTAATTCCATCTTCAAATGAAGAACCATAGTTGCCTCTTGCCATTGATATATCAGCCCGACCAACATTCATATTTCCAACATTATTTCCGGCTCTATTAGCAGGTGGTTGCATACCATTAGGACCTTGTGTAGCCATTGGTGGAGGAGGTCCTCTTCCAGAAGGATTTTGAGTTTCACCTCCCATCAAGCCTCCCATAAATCCAGAAAATCCAGGATTAGAACCAGCCATGGAATTTACAGCAGCAGTTTGAAATTGACGCATTAAATCAGGATTTTGTCTTAAAATATCATCCATTCCTGGCATAGCTGATTTGAACATTGTATTAGACATATGAACCATCATCGCACTTCCTCCAAGTTGAAATAATAATTTAAGTTCAGGAGCCATGGAGGCTTTAGACTTATATTTATCATATAATTCTCCAAAAATTTCATCATAATCACTAATATTTTCATTAATTTGTTCTCCCCATCCATCAATTTTGACATCAAAAGGGTCAAATCTGTTATTTAAAAACTCAATTCCATTAATAATAGCCATCATCATATTGCCCTGAAATTTAACGGAATTTTGTTTTGTTTTTTCTTCCATAATCATTTCATATTCTCCCATCATTTCTTGTAAGTTAGATTCCATATTATACTTTTTTGTTAGTTCAACTCCCTTCTTTTCTAACGCTTCAAGTTTTCTTAAATATTTAAATTTTTCTCTGAGCATATCGTCTTTTGACATTTTAGGTTCACTAGACATTCTTTGATCAGGATTTAAAGGAATATTGTTAAATTTTCCATAACCATCCCAGGTCTTAGAATCAGATGCTGTATTAGCAGTTGAATGTCCAAGATTAGGTCTATTGTCATTTCCTAAAATATGAATAGATGGTTCTTCATCAAATCTAACAGATGGTTGTTTATCATCGTAATTACTCTTAATTCCAAATAATCCAGATTCAAATGAATTACTCATAGGAGCTGTATCATTTGCTAAATCATTGAGTTCATTCTCTAAATTATGTAAATCATCAATATCTATATCACTTGTTGGTCCACGTGAATCAGGTTTTTTATCATTCATTAAAAGTTCAATTCCTCCGCCAAAATTGGATTTAGAGCTGCTAAAATTATTGTCTTGTAAATTGTCAAAATCCATAGAAATATCAATAATATCGTTATCCATTATGAAATAATAAGAACATTTAATTTTAAGTAATACGAATTACAAAATATATATTTTTAATTAATTAATTAAATAATTAAATAATTAAATAATTAAATAATAATTAAATTTGTAATAAAAAATTAAATCTTATGCTTAATAAACCATAATCCCTGTAAGAAACAATCAGATAAATCATCCTTCTTATTATGCTTATTAAAAAATGTTTCCCATTCTTTAAATCTAAAATCAGTACTCATAAATTCTAAACATGTTTGAACACCAAGTTTCTTTCTTTGTTTATAGTCAGTTTTTTCAGATGTAGCTTTTGGTAGAAAATCTTTTAATTTATTTGATGCGCTTATAAATTCAATTTGAATATTATTATTTTTCATAATAAAATATTGTGAAATCATTCCTTGAATTGTTTTCATTTTGTTAGCAATAGGACCTATTTGATTTTCAATAATAATTGTATTAATTGTATTTAAATGGTCGCATAAAATATCGTCAAATCTATGTTGAATATTGCGTCCAATTGTGACTAAATCAACTTTTTTAGCATTAGTTTTTTCAACTGCAGTGAAACAATTATTATTTATAAATTCGTTAATTGAAGCAATTAAATTAGTTTTTTTAGGGGGATTTTCATATTTAATTTTATACTTATCTGAAATATCAATAAGTGTTTGTATCTTCTGTTTATTAATATAGGATTGTTTAAGATCAGAGCTAGGATGTAAAAAATTCTGTTTTTTAGAATGTTTTAGACAATAACATTTTCCATCTTTTGTAAATTTAGCAGGTTTATTACATAAGCCATTTTTATCAATTTCAATACAATTAACTTCTGTTTTTTCACTTAGGTCTATATTATCCCATTTAATAACTTTAAGGTGGTTTGATTGTTCTCCTGGGGATTGAAGTTCAAAAAGACAAAAGGAAAAATTTTTTATACCAACATCAATACTAAGTATTTTCATATATAATACTAAATTATTAAGAGTTAGTATTATATTGTTTTTTGTAACATTATAATTGTCCAAATGTTTAAAAGTTGGTTGGAATAGAAGGTGAGATCATTTTCGTTTTCAATTGTTGCTTAGTAATATAATCCTGTTTTAAATCACTATTATTAAATCCATATGATGGATTACTAGTATCATGAATTGATCTATAAAGATGTGGAACATTGTTAGTTGGTATTGTATTTGAAACTGAATAAGGATTATTACCAGATTCATTTATTGTTTGCATTGTATTGTATTTCATAATTTGATTAGCATTTTTTTGCATATATTGTCTATACTGCCAATTAGAATTAATTTTAGAATCAACAAGAATTTTGTTAGTTGTTGAACTGAAAGGATGCCATAAACTATAAGCTATATTTTGTGTTTCTGGAGTGGAATCTATAGTATAATAGTTATTATTCATATTATTCATATTATACTAAATATAGATAAAATAATCTATATGAATTTATTCATCACCAAGCAACTTTAGAATTTCGTGTTTCTTCAATTTGGAAGCATCGTTAACAACACCTTTACTAACAGCGACTTCTCTAAGTTTGTTAACAGAAAGTTTTTTGTAATCATTCTTTGATATATGATCATCGTCTGCTTCTCCTAAATCAGTAACTAGTTCATTATTTAGATCATTAATATTTAGACTTTTTAAAAAACTCATATCATCTTGATGATAATTTGTCTTCTCTTGAGAAGATTGAATCTCGGTTTCTTCAGCTTCATTTAAATTTTCAGATTCAATTGATTGTTCTAATTCTAAATATACAGTTTTTGTATTAGAATTACCTTCAGAATAATTAATATCTTCTATATTAAAATCGGCTATAGAGACTACTTCAATATTATTATCTTCTTCAATATCATTATTCGTTAAAGATAGATTAAGAATTTTAATTGTTTCCATGGTATTATCATTGTATTCTTCATCATCTTCTGAATCTGTTTCATCTGAATCTGTTTCATCAGAATTTGTGGCATCTGTATGTTCACTTTCTTCATCGGACATATCATCATCATTTTCATCAGAAACTGTAATCAATTCTTCTTGTTCTTCCTCTTCATCATTCTTTTTACCGCCATTTTGTTGATCTAATACTGATAGCTGATGTTGAAGTGCGTTTAATTTACTTCTAAAGAAATGCGATTCTTCAGCCATTGTAGAAACTAGACCTAACATTGAATTTAATTTATGATCTTGTTCAGACGTTCTATAATTAACATAAGCAAATATACCGCCAACTAATATGATAATAATTGCTATACTAAATAAAAATGATGTACTAAATAATTCGGAAATTGCCATTCTTAAAAATGATTAATATAATATAATCTTTTTTAAAACGAATTATAAATTTATTTGGTGTTATCTAAAATCTCTTTAGGGTAATTCATATCTTTTAAAACTTTTAATCCTCCCTTCACTTTTGATATTCCTTTTTCTATTAAATAGGTATATTCAAAATTGTCGTTTTTTTTAAGAGTTTTCATATTATAATTGTCAATCATCTTATTTTTTGAGAGTTTTTTACAAAGTTTTACATAATGAGTAGTCAAAATACAAGTAACATTTTTGTTCTTAATAATATAATCCATAAATGCAAACGCGCTAACAACTGCTTCTTCTGGGTTTGTTCCAGAATATAATTCATCAAAAATACAAAAATGTGTTTTATCGTCGTTTTCATCTATACAATCAATAATTTCCTTGCATCTTCTAGCTTCTGCTTGAAATAAGCTGTCCCTGCCAGATGTATCAGGTATGTTAAGATAACAATGTATATTATCATAAGGTGTAAACTTAAGACTTTCAAAACATCCATAACCAATTTGTTGAGAAAGAATAATATTTATTAAAGCAGCTTTAAGAGTTGTAGTTTTTCCAGATGCATTTGGTCCAGTTATAATCATATTTTTATTCAAGTTACAGTCATTTTTAATTATTTTAATTTCTTCTTCATTTATGAACTTAGGATAATACATTTTTTTAAAAATAGGCTTACCTTTTTTATTGTTAAATTCAGATTTAGTAATCTTCTTATCAGTAATATTGTCATGTGCTTTATTAATAATTTCAAAATATCCATTAAACCCAAAAGAATACATCATAGCATTATTATAAACTTCATTATCGTATAACTGATAAAAAACATGCATAATATGACCAATTTCTCTAATTTTTGAAAATGAAAATGTAAATGGTGATATATTATCAAGCGAATCATAAATTTTAACCAATACAGCTTTATTTGTATCATTTATTTTGTTAAATTCAGAGTATTTTGTTAGTTTGACAGTCTTAGAAGAATGATATTCCATTAATTCTAAAGTATAAGCTAAATATTTCTTAAATTTATGAAGATAACCATGTATCTTTTGCATATTAGAGTAAAAACGCAAACAAATAAGAATATTTTGATAAATAGAAAATAAATAGAATGCAGCAGAAATAACCAAATATAGTTTTTGACTGTTATTTACTTCGTGAAATTGAGTAAACACTTTAAAAATTGCATGATTTGATATTAATGTTTTTAATATATCAATGTATTGCTTAATATTTAATTCAATTCCTTTCATTTTAATAACAAAAAAAGGAACAATTAGAACAAAAATAGGAAGGCAAAGCGATAACAATGGAGAAGCTATATTATATATGCTCATAAGTTGTAAAAAAGAAGCATTTTTATTTAACTCCTTAGCAAAAGACCAATCAATATAAAGATATTTCTCATGAAACCCGGTCTCCGCTTTAATTTCCTCCCATAAATTAACAGTATCATTTATTTCAAAATCTCCAAAACTATGTTTATTATGAATAGTATTTAATTCTTCTTTATTAAAAGATTTGAGTAAAGATTGTGTCTCTTTTAAATAAACTGTATCTGTTGTATAATAACGAGCAAATTGTTCAATTACATTTTTTGATGTTTTATTAGATGGGTTAAAAAAAGTATCATAAATTGATTGTTCATCTTTATCTATAGATTTAACTAATTCAAGGTCATTTATAACCGAATCATTAAGTTTTTTAACATCTGTATTATAGCAAATAGGAATTTTAAATAATTCATTCATATTGTCT